TTAAGGTGATTAAAAATTAGTTAGTTGAAAAAGGTTGAAAGGTTTTATACCACTTCTCTTGGTTTACACCATGAAGCATTATTTACTAAATCTTCATCATTTGCTTGCCAAGTAGGGTATTTACATTTCCTAAAGGTAAGGTCAATATGGTATTTACCACACTCGCCAGAATCACCAAGCGCTTGCTTTATTAATCTTCTAGCTTTGCTTGTTTGGCTTTTAGTATACTCATCATGGTTTTCTAATTCCTTTATAAAATTAATTAGTTTTAAGTGATGTTTATTGTTGAAGTCAACCATTTTATTTATAATTGGAAAACTTACATAGAAAGAATAGTTATTAGTCATAGTTATTATTTTTATTATATTTATATTATCTATTAGTGATCGTAAAAGGAATGTAAGGTGCTATACCCACCCACGCTATACACACAACCCTACCCTGCGCCTTCGGCGCTGTTGCTACCCATGAATTTAGAATATTCGCTCAGGTGGACATTTAGGCTCTTAAGAATATTATAATAAGAACCTATTTGTCCAGCTGTTTGAAAGAGGTTATTTAACCTCTTCCATGCTTGCTAATTGTCTTGCAAATGCAGGTACTGTATTAGTATTAGTATAGTTTTTGTATTTCTCGAAGCATGCCATTGAGTCAAACTTTGCTTTGTTAGCTTCATATACTTCATCATGATTGTATGTCCACTTCTGATTTTTCTTGTTAGTGAATGTGATAATAGTATTTGTACCTATTAGTGATTTTCTTATTACAAATCTTTTTGTAGTTATGTTGTTAGCTTTGTTAGTCATAGTTATATATTTAATTTAAGTTTAAAATAATTAGCTTTTAATTATATAAGTATTATCTTATTGGCCTCGTATTAGCAATGTAAGTGCTATACCCAGCGCACCCCACCCCACGGCCCCGCGCACTGCCATACAGTAGCAAAAGTCTGAAACATATTCGTAAAATTATTTATAAAGGCCAAAACCTTCTCGTGTTGCGTTTTTTTTCATAGGGGCTGCCCTTTTGTGTTTTCACTTTCCCAAAGGGGCCAACGAGCTCTATATAGGTATATTACACTTTACTTCTAAATATCTAGTAAAAATCAATAAATTCAAGTAATATCTTAATAATAATAGGGGTTGCATTTCCGTAAGCCTGTAAAACAAAGAATTATGCCATACGATCAATCAGCTTTAAAATATATAGGAGAGTTCAAGGGTAAGATGAAAGTCAAGATAAAACCTAAAGAAGGAGAATTATCTGACTATGCTAAAGACCATATTGTAAAGACAAACAAAAAAGGTAAAGTAACTATCGCAGTACCGCGTGCTGAAGCTTGGGACGAAAAGTCTAAGTTATTTAAAGATAATCCAAATATTGAAACAATTACAGATAAAAGAGGCAAAACATATTTCTCAGGTCCAGGCGCTATGAATCCTAATGCGCAAAGCTCAGCTAAAGCTTTTAAGAAAGCTAGACGTAGAGATCGTCTTGCAAGAGGCGTAGTAGGTGCAATTGGTGGTCTAATGGCAGGATCTACAATAGGAGCTGGTATTATGGATAGAATAAAAGGAAGATAATATGTTTGAGCAAAATCCAGGACAACCAAAACCCTTAATGGAGGTAATTAAATCTAGAGGTTTATTAGGTACATTGACTAACTTAAAAGCAGCTAAGAAAGATGTAGCGGCAAAGAAGAAAGCAATACTAAATGAAAAGTTAAAAGCTAAGCCAGAGAAGGAAAACATATTCTATAACATCGAAAAAGTAAAAGCTAAGTACGAAAAAAGAGATGTAGATGGTTCTATGCGTAAGGTAATGGTTGATCCAGGCCATTATGAAAGAGTTGGTATGAAGCCAACAATGGGTGAAGCAGGCCGTGAAGAAGTATATAGAGAAAGATTAACGAAAAAGGAAACTAAAACATACTTAAAAGCTGCAAGATCTACTAACGATGAAAAGTATAGACCATGGTGGGAGATGCGTAAAGCATTGAAAGAGTCAAAACCTTATTTTAAAGGGCCAGGTACTACTAAACGTATGAGAAAAAACTGGAAAGAGCAAGCAGGAGACAAAGCTTTAGGTGTAAAGAATAAAATTAAACAATCATACGGCTTTGGTAAAACGCCTGATATGTTTGGAAAAGCGTTAGAAGCTGAAGCTGCAGCTGCAAAAGGCGGTGGTGGTATCGTAGGACCAGGTCCAAAGCCCGGTGCTGGTCGTGGTCAAGCTAGTTTTTGCGATGCAAAAGGCGTTTGCAGACAAGTAAATCCAGACTAATGCCAGCTAAAAGTAAAAAAGCTAAAGCAGCTAAAGCAAAAAGAGACTTAGCCTTTGCAAAAACACCAGCAAGGCGAAAGAAAAAAGCAGAAAACCAAAGAAAAAGGCGTGCAGCAGCTAAAATGCATGGCAAATCTTGGTTAAAGGGTAAGGATTATGACCATAAAGATGGTAAGTTTAAGTCAGTTAAAGCAAATAGAGGCAACGACGGGCAAGGAACTAGAAAAGAAGGTAAAAAGAAAACTAAAAAAAGACGATAAATGGCTATAATACACACTTACCCAAAAAAATTAACGCCTCAAGGCGAAGATCTAGTACTTATATCGGATGAAACATCACATCCTAGAAGACAAACTAGATCTGCAACAATAGAAAGCTTAACATCTAGCCTAGGTGGTGATAAAAACTTTGTATTTACACAAGGCTCACCATCTGCTACATGGGAAATTAACCACGGACTGAAGAAATACTGCTCAGTTACAGTAGTTGATTCAGGTAATAACATAGTAATAGGTGATATAGAATATTTATCGCTTAACGCGGTAAGAGTAACATTTTCAGGAGGCTTTTCAGGAAAAGCATTTTTAAACTAAAGACATGGCAATAAAATTTTTAGACTCGATAAACTTAAATGACAACGAGATACAGAACGTTAGAATACAAAACCTAGGCTCAGACCCAAACACGGCTACAGCTCAAACTGGTGATATATTTTACAATAGTTCAACTAACTTACTTAAGTATTTCAATGGTACTATTTGGGTAACTATATCAGCTGGTCTTGGCGGTTCAGGTACAGCTAACAAGATAACTAGATGGACTGGTGCTTCCGCAATAGGCGATTCAATAATAACACAAGCATCCGATGCTTCTGCAGTTACAGTGGCTGGTGGCTTATCTGTAACTGGTTATTTAAAAGATTCAAGTGGTGATTCAGGTACATCGGCACAATTACTATCATCAACTGGTACAGGTACAAACTGGATAGATGCACCACAGAGTTATACTAACTGGGTAGCTAAAGGAGCATCAGGTACTACAGTAAATGTTAATGATGGAGACACATATGAATTATCTGAAAGTTCTACTTCACCAGGTGTAAGACTTTTAACACCTACTAAATCAGGTACAACCATTACAGGTTTATTAGAAATGTTCTCTAAGAACATGAACTCAGCAGTGCCAGCAGATGCGACAGATGTTATGCTATGGTCTTCAAATGCTAGTACAGATAACTGGAAAATACAGAAAGCAGTTATGGCTAACGTACCTATTAACAGATTTGCTTCTCCAGATGCTGATTTTAGTATGGGTACTAACAAGCTTACAAACGTTACAGATCCAACAGCTGCTCAAGATGCTGCTACAAAAGCATACGTTGATGGAGTAGTTGCAGGTGGCGTTGTAGTAAAAGGTAGTTTCAATGCTGATACAGGTGCAATAACCGGTGGTGGTAACTTAACAGTCGGTGGTTCAAGAGTTGCAGTAGCTAAAGGTGATATGTACATTGTAACTACTGCTGGTAACTTCTTTGCTAATACAGATACACCGCTTACGCCAGGTGACTCAGTAATATGTCAGTCAGCTGCATCAGCCGGTGCATCCGTTGAAGGTGACTTTGCTGTAGTTCAGTCTGATACTGATATTGCAAGTTCAACACAAATAGGTTTAGGTAATATAGTTCAATCAGCTGGTCAACCAGGTGTAACTGTTAGCTACAACTCAAGTGGTACTGCTTCTATAAACGTTAATATTAAAACTACTACAACTGAGTCAGCATTAGTTGATGCTGATAAGTTTTTATTCTACGATGCTAGTGCTAATGATCATAGAGCTGTTACAGCTGCAAATTTAGCTACTTATGCAAACTCAGAGAGTACATTTACTGCTACTGGACCATCAAGTGCTGCTTCAGATTTTGATGTAACACATAACTTAGGAACAAGAAAAGTTTTAGTTCAAACTTACGATGCTACTACATATGAGCAAGTATATACAAGTGTAACTAGAACAAATGCAAATACAGTTACAATAGCTGGAGCTACAAACTTTGGTGCTGACTCATTAGAAGTTGTAATAACAAAAGCACCAGGCGCATAAAATAAAATAAAATATAATTAAATTAAATGGCAATAACTTTTAAAGACGGACTTTCTGTATCAGGTGCTAGTACTTTTTCTAGCACTCTTAAAGTGTCTTCTATAGCTAATGCCTCAACAGATACTGATAAAATACTAGTATCAGATGGCGGAGTTATAAAATATAGAACAGGCGCACAGATATTATCAGATATAGGTGCAGGGCAAGGTACAGTTACTAGTATAACAGCTGGCACTGGTTTATCAGGTGGTACCATAACAAGTAGTGGTACTATAGCTATAGACAGTACAGTAGTTAGAACAACAGGTACACAAACTGTAGGTGGTGCTAAAACATTAAGTAATACACTAACACTTATGTCAGTAGCTGAGTCAGAAGAAGCTACAAAAGGCCTAGTGCTAGAAGGTAATATAGTTACATATAGAGAGCTTGGTGACAATGCTTTTAACTCAGATGAAATACCTACTACAACTAGTCAGCTTACTAATAACTCTGGTTTTTTAACTTCACTATCAGGTGCAGTACTAACTACAGGTAACCAAACTATAGCTGGTCAAAAGTATTTTAGTGATAGTACAGCAGGTGTTCAAGCTAAGTATAAGTCTTATGATGGCTCTGCTGGACTTACATCAACAGTATATGTAAGAAATGCAGCTGGATCAAACACTACTGTATTTACTATAAAAAACGGTATTATAACAGGTATTACATACAATAGTGATAGAAGACTGAAGAAAAATATTAAACTAGTAGGTAAATCACCTAGTGGAATTAACATATACGAGTTTAGGTATAAAGATACTAAATACGGTGTAGGTAGATTCCAAGGTGTTATGTCAGATGAAGTTCCATGGAGAGCTGTTACTCAAGACAAAGGTGGATATGATATGGTTGACTATAGCCTTATCGATGTAGAGTTTAAGAGAGTAAAATGAAACTAGTACAAGACTGGTCTGACCAAGATAAAACTATTCTGCTTGATAGGATCAAACAGATTTTAGGTGATAAAGAATATTTAGATATAGTTGTATACGGTAGTCGTGTAAGCGGAGACTTTACTAAAGAGTCTGATCTAGATGTTGGTATATATGTAGATGAGATAAAAAGATGTCCATGTTGCCAACTACAACCAAATCAAATAATGAGTTATGTAAACAATATACATAGACCAGATCATGAGTTTGGTAATTGGTTTACACTTGATATAACTTTTTATGAAGCTGAAAATATGGACAACGGAAACTGGACACAGTTCGGTGGTACATATGATCTACCTAAGTATTCTTTAATTACAAACAAATTTTACGAAGGCAACAAAGAAGAAACTAAATTATTTAAAAGTAGGAAATACAATGGCTATAATAAGAACATATAAAACTAAAACTAATTACTTCGCTGGCGACAAGATATTGTTAACTGACAATGAACCTCATCCAAGTACCGGTGTTGTAACAGGTGATACAGCCAATATGACAATGGCTACTTTAAAAACAATTGCATCTAAAACTTATGATTTATCAGTACCATCAAATGGTGTATTAACATTAGTAGGTGATGACAATACAACTGACACTATTTCATTTAGTGGATCAGGTGGTATTGCCATACAAAACTTAGCTGCAAATAATATTAACATAGATGGATCAGGTATAACAGCAGGTGTTGCTTCAGTTGCAGGTGTAAATCCTGCTGCATCAACTGGTAATGCTATAGTAGTTAATCCAACAAGCGGTAACGTAGGTATTAAGCCAATGGCTTATGCTGGTGGTACTAATGTAGGTCATGTTCCAACAGGTGGATCTGCTAATCATTTTTTAGGTGGTGACGGTATTTGGCAAACAATGAAGGAAGCTCATCAAATGTCACCTATAATGATGTTTAATAATAACATTACAAACAACAGTGTATTCAATAGCCAAGTACTACTTGTACAAGATACATGGACAGGAGGTAGATATGTACCGCTTTCAATGAGTCTATTTACGCCTAGTAACTATGATACTAGTAACCCAGGTGCAACTGGCTTTGGAATATATAGAGGTAAATTAACTGATGCACCAAATGCTACTATAATATCTGCATCTGTGAAAGTAGAAAGAGTAGCAGTGGGCATGCATAAGGTATCATTAACTGATCTTGGTAACGGTGTGCTTGTACCAGGCGATCCATTTGTAATAGCTTTTTATTTACAAGGAGACGGAGGTAACCTTGCAACTTATGCTGGTACAGCAGCTTCAAATAATACAAGTGTAGTTGCTTTAAGCGCAACTGGAGCGTCTTGGCCAAGTTCAGGAACTTCATTTCCTACATTAGAAGCTATATTGCAATTAGGATCAGTAACTGCACCTAGAGTTGCTCCTGTAGGTTCAATATACTACGAATAATATTTCTACCATGTAGAAACCACTACTATCAAGTGATAGTATAAATAACAACCAATAATAACAAAACATAAAACCATGACGTTTTTATACACCCGCACTAATACGTGGACTAGTGCACCACAACCAAGTGAAGATACCATTAAGTTATGGGAACATATTACCAAAAAATCAAACTGGAGAATAGTTCAATTACCTAATGGCTTTTTACAAACCGAATACAAACATTTAGAGTCTGGCGACTGGGTAGATGTTACTAGAAGAGAAACAATTGATGGCGCTGAAAAAGCTATCGATGCTTCAATAGAACATTATACTAAGAAGCTAGAATTTACCAAAGGACCTAAAGTAGTTAAAACCTTTAAGTAAAGTATTCAATAAATATAATTTAATTAAATAAAATGCAAGATTTAAAGTTAGTTAAAAACCTGACTTTTGGCGAAACAGCTAGGAGTCAGGTATTAACTGGCGTAGAGAAACTAACTAATGCAGTTGGTTCTACGTTAGGAGCAAGTGGACAATGTGTTATACTAGAAGATAGTAACGGCATGCCACAGATAACAAAAGACGGTGTGACAGTAGCTAATGCTATTACATTACAAGATCCGTTAGAAAACATTGGAGCTACGCTTATTAAGCAAGCAGCTCAAAGAACAGTAGCAGATGCAGGAGATGGTACAACTACCGCGACTGTATTAGCTAAAGCAATACTATCACAAGCAGAAGAACATAGCCTTTTAGATGATTCTAGATTAATGAGAGAAGGCATAAATGCAGGAGTTGAAAAAGTATTAAAGTATTTAAACAAAGTAAGTAAAAAGGTAAGTGGACGAAAGATAGACCAAGTAGCTTCTATATCAGCTAACAATGATGTAGAATTAGGTAAGGTCATAGGAGAAGCATTCAGATTAGTGGACGAGACTGGTATAGTTATGATGGAAACAAATGAGCAACCAGAAACTGTCGTTGAGTTAATAGAGGGTGTTCAATATGACCAAGCGTTAAAGAACAACCACTTTATTACCAACATAGAAAAAGGTACGGCTGAACTTGAAAATCCTTTGGTTCTCATTGTAGAGTCAGTTATACCCAACGTGAGGAAGATTCAGTCCGTCCTTGAATATGTTATTAAAAACGGTAAAAGCTTACTAATTATTGCAGATGTTGACCAACAAGTAGTTTCTGCGTTAGCTATGAATAAAAAGAAGGGTAATATAAAGGTTAACATTATTGACGCACCTACATATGGTATCAGCAAAAAAGACGTATTATCCGATCTATGTGCTGTTACAGGTGCGACACTTATTAATGAAGACTTAGGTGATGATATGGATATAATCCAGCCAGAACACTTAGGTCAATGTATTAAAACAATAACAAATCACGAGGAAACAATATTACAAGTTGATTTGTCTAATAATACAAAGGTTGAAGAAACTATTAATAGGTTAGAAAAGCAGATTAAAGAAACTAAAAACCCTAACATTATTGTTAGACTAGAGAAACGTTTAGCTAAATTAAAAGCTAAAGTTGCTGTAGTAAAGGTTGGTGCTAATTCAGATGTTGAATTAAAAGAGAAAAGAGATAGAGTGGAAGATGCTATTTGCGCTACAAAAGCCGCGATAAAAGAAGGCATAGTGCCAGGGGGTGGAGTTGCATTACTAAATGCTAGTTTTGAAATTAATCCTATGTCAATAGGTGAAGAGGTATTGTTACAAGCAATACGTAAGCCTTATGAATTGATATTAAAAAACGCTGGTATTGAGAAGTTGGAGAAGTTTGAAAAAGGTAAAGGACTAAACGTGGTTACAGGAAAAACGGTTGATATGGTAAAAGCCGGAATTATTGATCCTTTATTAGTTACTAAGAGTGCACTAGTTAACGCGGCTTCAGTAGCTACTACGATATTATCAACTAACTGTGTAATTAATAATATAAGAGCATGAGAGCGGTTGGTAAGTTTTTAGTTATAGATCCTATCAAAGAAACTGATACGACTACAAAAGGTGGATTAATTCTATCTGAAAAGCAAAGAGAAGATATTCGATACAGAAGAGCTAAGGTTGTAGAACCTGGCTCTGATGTAAAGGAAATATATGCCGGCGATGAGATATATTATGATAGATCAGCTGGTTTTAATATAGAAATAGAAAAAGAAAATTACAAGGTCATAAAAGAATTTGATATTGTTGTTGTGTTATGAGAAGACTATCATCTAGTGATTTAAAAGATTTAGGTTTACTCAAACACTACAGGATTATTCGTAAGTGGGCTTGTAAAACTTATGGTCTTAGAGAAGCAGATCTTGAGCTACTAATGTATTTAGATGCAATAGATATGTTTACTAAAGATGATTATAAAAGAGGTACATACTCTTACAGTTGGGATCAAAGGCGCTGGAACAGATTATTGAAAGAAGGGTGGATATATGTGTGGAGAAAAAGAAACCGCACCACTCAAAAATATCATATATATAAAGTATCCGTAAAGTGCAAACAACTGATAAGTCGAATGTATCGAATAATGCTAGGTGAAGAAGAGATGCCTACTAAAAAACTAGAACATAATACTAGATATAGTTATAAAACAATAACAAAAGCAATACATTATGCCAACAAAGACAAATAGTAATAGCCCGTTAACAATACCAGCTGCGGCCATACTGCCTATAATTAAAGCAGGCGTTGGTGGCGTAGCTAACGTTATTAAGAATAAAAAAGCAGCTACAGAAGCAGGTGAAGAATATTCATTTAAAGAAGGTGCTGGTGACTTCTTTACAGGTGGAGCTGACGGATTTTTAGGTACTAACTTTTCTGGTGGTGCTGGTGAAGGCCAACAACAACAGCGACCTAATTATACAACTAACATAAATGCATTTGGCGAAGAGATCGCCGATGACAACACAATAACATCAAGTCCATTCGGTATGACAACTAACAAGCCAATAAAAAGTTTAACAGGAGTACAAGCTCCTATGACATACAAGATGTCTGCTGCACAATACAAGTCAGCTATGAAGATGTCTAACATATCAGGAGCTAATACATTACCTGAAAGATCTGATTTAAAAATGGCAGATTTATCAGGAGATGGTAAAACTACTTTTAAAGATGTTTTAATAGGTAGGGGAGTTCTTGATGAAGAAGGTAACAAAATCAAAAAAGAAGACTAATGCCAAGCGTAGGAGAATATCAAAAACCAGCAGGTATGCTGAAAACATGTGGATGTGATCATTCATGTGCATGTAAAATACCAGCAAGTAAAACTATGATGAAGATGACTAAGTCATTTAAAATCGAAGGACCTATGTATAAAGGCAATGCCGTACTTAACGCTCAGAAATAATGAAAGAAGATCTTAGGCTTTACATAATGAACGCTAGTGTAGGATTTTTTGCATTTTGGAATTATGCAGAGCCTTTGTTAGAAGCAGCGTTATTAATAACTACTATAGGTTACACAATATACAAGTGGAGAGATTTAATAAATAAGAAAGATGAGAAAAATTGATGAGATAATTGTACACTGTTCAGCTACTAGAAAAGGTCAAAACGTAACAGTTGATACTATTAAAAAATGGCATACAGAAGGTAGAGGGTGGACAGATATTGGTTATCATTATTACATCGATTTATATGGCAAGATCTGGAAAGGAAGAGATATTGCTAAGTCTGGAGCTCACACTTTAAATCACAACCAACGATCAATAGGAGTATGCTATTGTGGCGGTGTTGAAGAAGATGGAAAAACACCTTGTGATACAAGAACAGAAGAACAAAAACAAGCCTTACTATCATTGCTAGGTTTTTTAAAATTAACTTGGCCAAAGGCTACTATATATTCACACAACGAGTTTGCTAACAAAGCATGCCCGTCCTTTGACGCTACAAATGAGTATAAAAATATCTGAACAAACTAACTTTACTATTGACATTAAAACATTGATAAGTATACTAGCCGGTGTGATAGGCTTTATGTCGGTATACTTTGCGCTAAAATCAGATATTGAAGAAGCTAAAGAGTTACCTGAAGCAGTTATAGATCGTATAGAATATGATTTAAAACAAGAGTGGCAAACTAAGCATATAGAACAATTAGAAGAAAAAGTAGACCATGTATTACATTGGGCAAAAGAGGTGGATGATGAACTTAAAACATTTAAAAAGAAATAATGGGTAAAATATCAGGACCTTGTAAGACAGCAGCAAAAAGAAAGTTTAAAGTGTGGCCAAGCGCTTATGCTAGTGGTTGGGGTGTACGATGTACTAAAGCTGGTGGACCAAGTAAAATGGGTAAGTCTAAAAAGAAAAAGAAAAAGAAATGAGTTTAAAATCCGTTGTTGCACAGCTTAAGAAAGCTTCAAAGATGCACTTAGCTCAAGCTAAAAAAATTGAAGCACATATCAAACAAATGCAAGCTGCGTCAAAGAAAAAGAAAAAGTAATGGCACAAAAAGGTGGTGGTACTAAAAAAGTTTGTTTACCTGCTAAAAAAGCTGCAAGCTTAAGTAAGAAGGAAAAAGCTAGAATTATACGTGCTAAGGAAAGTGCAGGTAGAAAAGGCAAATACAAAAGATCTAGCAAGACTAATGTAAAAGGTGCTCGTAAAAAAGGAGCAACACTTAGAGACTGGTTTGAAAAAGAAAACTGGATAAACATTAAAACTGGTAGACCATGCGGTGAGTCTACTAAACGTAAAAAGAAAAAGTAATGGCATATACTCAACCTAATAGTCCCTTTGCAAAAAAAGGAGATGTAAGAAGAACAATAGGTAAAGGCAAGAACTTCAACAAAGCTAAAGACACTGGAGAAGGTGGTGCAGCTGGAGGTGGTATGACACAGAAAGGTGTTAATGAGTATAAAAGAAAAAACCCAGGCAGTAAACTTAAAACAGCCGTTACAAAGAAAAAAGGATTAACTAAAAAAGAAAAAGCAAGACGAAAGTCTTTTTGTGCTAGATCAAAAGGCTGGAAAAGCAAGAGAGGTAGAGCAGCAAGACGTAGATGGAGATGTTAAAAATATATTATGGCATTTAAACTAAAACCTTTTTATACAGTAGATAACACGCCTATATATACAATACCTGATGAACCAGGTGTTTTAGGTAGAGCAAATATGTGTGGTACTATTGTTGTAAACAAGGATGTTAAAGACCCTAAACAAAGAGCTACAGTCATTAAGCATGAGAAAGTACATATAGACCAAATTAAAGATGGTAGACTTGCTTATGACGGTAAAAACATTTACCATAGAAAAAGTGGTAAAGGTAAATGGAAAGTTAAAAAAAGAAGTAAATCAGGCGACGGTTCACCATCAACGTGGTGGGAAAAAGAAGCCTACAATAAAAAATAAAAATGGGATACGTAAGTGACGAACAAAGAATGGCAGTGCATGCTGCAAAAGCAGAAGAAAAGTCTGCTGCTAAAATGTATGACTCAGCCGCTAAGATGGATCATGGTTCACCTGTTGAAAAGAAATCAGGTTTTTATATGTATGGCGAAGAAGCTTCACCAATGGAAAGCCATAGTCCTTTACATAAAACAGGTTGTTCTAAAAAATATAGAAGTTCAGGTTTAAAGATGTATGATTCAGCTGCTAAAATGGAAACAGGTGACGAGCCTAAGATAAGCAGAGAGCAAGTTAAACAACAAAAAGCACATCATAAATCAGCTTCAGGTGGTTTAGAGTTTGGTGAGTATGTTAAAGTAAATAAAAAAACAGGTGGTTCAATGACAAAAAGCATTATACCTAAAATAAACTTACCTAAAATTAACATGCCTAAAGTTAATATTAATATTGATTTTAGTAAAAAACCTAAAGCTAAATACGGTATAAGTAAAGGCAAAAAAGGTTTTCAACAACTTAGAAAAAACTAATGAGCGATAAAAAGAAATTTAACGAAACTAAAGTAGGTGTTTTTTTAAAAGAAAAAGTACCTACATTATTTCAAGCTGTAGGAGATATATTACCAGATCAAGGTGGACTTGGTGTGGTAAAAAATCTTATCTCAGGTGATAGTAATATTGAGCCTAAAGATAAAGAAACTGCACTAAAGCTTATAGATCAAGATCTTGCTGAAATAAAAGAAATATCAAGCAGATGGAGATCTGATATGAAAAGTGATTCTTGGCTTAGTAAAAATACAAGACCACTTACTTTAATGTACTTAACTGTTTCTTCAACTATACTAATGGTTATCGATGCTATTTTTATAACTGTTGAAGTTGATGAAGCTTGGGTAAGTTTATTAAAAACATTATTAGTAACAGTATATGTAGCATACTTCGGTAGTCGAGGTGCTGAAAAAATAACAAAAATAAATAAATAAATTATGAGAGGTTTAAACGGAAATGTAGCTGCTGAACCAAGATTATTTGCTCATGATGCAGCAACGATAATTACTGGAGCTTTAAATACAGATGCTGCTGATGGTGGTTTTCTATTAACAGCTGGTGGTACTGGTTATGGAACAGGCGGTAATCAAACAGGTACAGTAAACAATGTAAATATAACTTTTTCAGGAAGTGGTACTGGTATTGCAGGTACAGTAACTTTAGTAGCAGGTGTAGTAACTAATGTAGTTATAACTGCTAGAGGTAGTGGTATAAAGTCAAACGGTGGTGCTGGTTTAATTGGTACTGTTGATGCTATAAGTGGTAATGGTTCTAATGCAAAGATATTAGTAACAAACTTTGATATACCATTTACAGAAGAAAGAGGTTGTGTAGTATATCACAACGGTAGTTCAGCTGTTAGTGCAAAGTTTTTACTTGAAAGCGGTAAAGAAATTACAATGAGATGTCCTGCTAATTCTATAGTTGGTGGACATGTACCATTGTTAGTAAAACAGGTTGTTGATGCTGATACATCAGATAATTCAAACAACCCGTTAACAACAAATATGATAGCATTATACTAGTCATATATTTTTAATTCAATTTAATTTAATCAAATGAGAAAAATAAAAAAGAAAGAGCTAGAGATGGCTCAAGATCTATCTACACAGTACAGAAACGCGTTATTAGCAGTTGGTGAAGCTGAGTTAGGTAAGCACATGCTAACACATAAAGCTGAAGCGTACAGAAACGAGATAGAAAGCTTCAAAGCTACTTTACAAGAAGCTTATGGCGACATAGAGATTAATCTTGAAACAGGAGAGTACAGTGAAAGTGATAAGAAAGATTAGTATTGGCTCTGACTATAAAAATGATGCAATGCATTATTCATTAGGTCAAGAGGTATATGGCGGTCATAATATTAGTGATATACTTTACGAAGAGAAAGATCAGTCTTATAATATTTTTATAACTAAAAATAAAGAAGTACTTCCTTGGAAAAAGTTTAACTCTAATATGGCAATATCAGTAGAGTACGATTTGAAGTATTAATGAAGAGTTTATATAGATACATTGTCAAGCCTTTAAATGAAAGGTATGAAAATGTAAAGCAAGTAGGTAATAATACACTTATTGTTAATACTAGCATTGAAAACCATATATTTGTAAGTAAAAAAGCTGTAGTTGTTTCTACACCTGCAGCTTTTAAAACTAAAGTAAATATAGGTGATGAGGTTTACGTACATCATAATGTATTTAGAAGATGGTACAATATGAGAGGAGAAGAACAAAACTCTTCTACATATTTCAAAGATGATCTTTATTTTGTATCGCCAGATCAAATATATATGTATGATGGTAAATGTCATTTAGATTATTGCTTTGTAAAGCCTTTGCCAAACACAAATGTTCTAGAGAACAGAAAGGAACAACCTAATGTTGGAATACTAAAATATGGCAATAGTTCCTTAGAAGCCGCCGGAATAAGACCTGGCGCGTATGTAACGTTTACACCTGACTCAGAGTTTGAGTTTTATATAGATGATGAACGTTTATATTGTATGAAATTTAATGATATAGCTTTAACACATGAAGATTAAAGAAACTAAAGAAAAGATTATAGAGGCAGGTCAAAAAGCTATAGAAGAACTAATTAAGGTAGCAAAAGAAAAGATCGTAGACTCAGACGATGACGTAAGTGCTGACAGACTTAAAAACGCTGCCGCTACAAAGAAATTAGCTATAATGGATGCTTTTGAAATACTCACACGTATTCAAACAGAGGAAGAGATGTTGAACGAAAAACCTAAAAAAGAAAAAGAACAAAAAGCTTTTAAAGGTTTTGCAGAAGGTAGAAGTAAGTGAATTACCATCAAACATTATACAAAGAAATTAAGGACGTTGTTAATCCAAAGCTATTAGCTAAAAACAATAGATATAAAAAATGGGAGTACGGATATAATCCCGACTACGACTTCATAGTAATTAGTAAAACAGGTAAAATTGGAAAGATTATTGAAATACAGAATCTCCGCATTGCTTTACCATCAACAGATGAACCGTTTAAACGAAGCGAAGTCAAAAAGGAACAACACTGGGAAAGATTCGACTACCCAAAAGAATTAAATAGAATTAAGTCAAGATTTGACTGGGAAGAGTACCCAACAGATTTTAAAGAGAGATGGTATGAATATATCGATAAAGAATTTAAGCGTAGAGAAGAAGGTTTTCATTTCTATAATAACGGCAGTCCTATATATATTACTGGTACTCATTACATGTACTTGCAGTGGTCAAAGATCGATGTTGGTGCACCAGACTTTAGAGAGTCAAACAGGTTGTTTTTTATATTCTGGGAAGCTTGTAAAGCAGACAAAAGATGTTATGGTATGTGCTACCTTAAGAACAGACGATCGGGTTTCTCCTTTATGTCGTCTGCAGAGCTTGTTAATCAAGCGACAATTGCTAAAGACTCTAGATTTGGTATACTTTCCAAATCAGGTGCTGATGCCAAAAAAATGTTTACAGATAAGGTTGTTCCAATATCCGTTAACTATCCGTTTTTCTTCAAACCAATTCAAGACGGTATGGATCGGCCAAAAACTGAATTGGCATATAGGGTTCCAGCATCCAAACTTACTAGAAGAAAGCTGGAAACTAATGAACAACTAAGAGAGCTTGATGGTCTTGACACTACGATAGACTGGAAAAATACAGGAGATAACTCATACGATGGTGAGAAATTAAAACTACTAGCTCATGATGAAAGTGGTAAATGGGAAAGACCTGACAATATATTAAATAACTGGAGAGTTACAAAAACTACATTAAGACTAGGATCAAGAGTTGTAGGTAAATGTATGATGGGCTCAACAAGTAATGCTTTAGACAAAGGTGGAGACAACTTCAAAAAACTATACTACGCTTCGGACGTTACAAAAAGAAATAAAAACGGACAAACGTCTTCGGGACTCTATAGCTTGTTCATACCTATGGAATGGAACTACGAAGGATTCATCGATTCTCATGGACTGCCTGTCTTCATTGTCGGCAAGAATAGAGTCAAAGGAGTTGATGGTGAGTACATTGAAACTGGCGTTATCGAACATTGGGAAAACGAAGTCGCTGGACTGAAAGATGACAGTGATAGTTTAAATGAATATTACAGACAGTTTCCAAGAACTGAAGCACATGCTTTCAGAGACGAAACAAAAGACAGTTTATTTAATTTAACTAAAATATACGAACAGATCGATTATAATGCTGAGTTAAATAACAAAGCACAGGTTACCGTTGGAAGCTTTATGTGGAAAAACGGTATTAAAGATACAGAGGTTATGTTTATGCCAAACAAAGATGGCAGGTTCCAAATAAGTTGGGTACCACCTAAAAATCTTCAAAATCGAGTAATATTAAAGAATAATGGTAAAAACCCTGGCAATATTCACATGGGAGCATTTGGCTTGGATAGCTACGATATATCCGGAACTGTTAGTGGCAAGGGCTCTAATGGCGCATTGCACGGCCTCACTAAGTATTCTATGGAAGATGCTCCGCCAAATCATTTCTTCTTAGAATATATATCAAGGCCACAAACTGCTGAGATATTCTTTGAAGATGTACTTATGGCAATGGTATTTTATGGTATGCCTATACTAGCTGAAAATAATAAACCAAGGTTTTTATATTATTTAAAGCGTAGAGGTTATAGACAATACTCTATGAACAGACCAGATAAAACTTGGAACAAGTTGTCAGTTACAGAAAAAGAAATAGGTGGCATACCTAATACAAGTGAAGATATTAAGCAAGCACATGCTGCTGCTATAGAGTCTTATATAGAAAACTATGTAGGGCAAATTGAAGGTGGTTACGGTGATATGTACCATCAAAAAACATTAGAAGACTGGGCAAAGTTCAATATCAACAACAGAACAAAGCACGATGCTTCGATAAGTTCAGGTTTAGCCATTATGGCGTGTAATAGAAATATGTACAAACCTGTTGCTGATAGAACTACAAAGGTTGTTAATCTTGGTTTCAAGAGATATGATAATACAGGATATTTATCAAAAATAAAATAAATGAGTTATATTCCAAATGCTAATACATCTAATTCTTTTCCTACTCAGGTAGTACCTGATGCTGAAAAAGCTACATTAGAATATGGACTAAGAGTTGCGAAGGCGATAGAGTCAGAGTGGTTTAGAACTGATACAGGTTACACAGATCGTTTTAATACCAATTTTACTAGATTTAATGAACTAAGAAATTATGCAAGAGGTGAACAGTCTGTGCAGAAATATAAAGATGAATTATCTATAAATGGTGATATGTCTTATTTAAACTTAGACTGGAAGCCTGTACCAGTTATACCTAAGTTTGTAGACATTGTTGTTAACGGTATGTCTGATAGATCATATCAAGTTAAAACATTTGCTCAAGATCCTGAAAGCATTAATAAAAGAACTAAGTATGCAGAAGCTTTACATAAAGACATGCTGCAAAAACAATTGATAGCTCAAATCAAACAAACTGTTGGTTTAGACATATCAGGTACACAAGGTGTTGGTGAGTCAATGCAAAACAATGAAGATATACAACTTCACATGCAGATGAACTATAAAGAGTCTATAGAAGTTGCAGAAGAAGAAGTTATCAACCAAATACTAGATTACAATAGATATGATCTTATAAGACGTAGATTAAACTATGATTTAACTGTACTTGGTATTGCTTGTTCAAAAACATCATTTAATGTATCAGAAGGAGTTAAAGTTGATTATGTTGATCCAGCTAATATAGTTTATTCATATAGTGATGATCCAAACTTTCAAGACCTGTTTTACATAGGTGAAGTTAAAAATATTAGTATACCTGAATTAAAAAAGCAGTTTCCTATGTTAACACCTGCTGATATTGAGGAAATACAGAAATATCCAGGTAATAAGAATTATACTAGGAACTGGTCTGGAAAATACAATGATGATACAGTACAAGTATTATACTTTGAATATAAGACTTATACAAATCAAGTATTTAAAATTAAAGAGACTGCTAACGGTCTTGAAAAAGCATTAGAAAAGCAAGACACATTTATTGAAGCACCTGATACTGATAGCTTCAAAAAAGCTTATAGATCAATTGAAGTAGTATACTCAGGAGCTAAAATACTAGGCCACGACAAAATGTTAGAGTGGGCAATGGCTGAGAATATGACAAGACCATACGCTGATACAACTAGAGTAAACATGAGTTACAATGTTGTTGCACCTAGAATGTACAGAGGTCGTATTGAGTCTGTAGTAAGCAGAATAACTGGTTTTGCTGATATGATACAGCTAACGCATTTAAAACTGCAACAAGTAATGTCTAGAATAATACCTGATGGTGTTTATTTAGATGTTGATGGTTTAGCAGAAGTAGATCTTGGTAATGGTACAAACTATAATCCACAGGAAGCATTAAACATGTATTTCCAAACAGGTTCTATAGTAGGTCGTTCAATGACACAAGACGGTGGTATTAATCCAGGTAAAGTGCCAATACAAGAACTAGCTACATCAAGTGGTATAAGTAAGATACAAAGTTTGATACAAACTTACCAGTATTACTTACAAATGATAAGAGATGTGACCGGACTTAATGAAGCTAGAGATGGTAGCTTACCAGATAAAAACTCATTAGTTGGTTTACAAAAGCTTGCTGCTGCTAACAGTAACATAGCTACAAGACATATACTACAAGCTAGTTTATATTTAACACTTAAAACTTGTGAGAATATATCATTAAGAGTATCTGATGCACTTATGTATCCTATGACTAAGCAAGCGTTAATGTCTAGTGTATCAAGATATAATGTAGCTACTATAGAAGAATTATCTAGTAAAAACTTACACGACTTTGGTATATTCATAGAACTAGAACCAGAAGATGAAGAAAAGCAAGTGCTAGAGCAAAGTATACAGATGGCATTAAAAGCTGGACAAATAGATCTTGAAGATGCTATAGATATTAGAGAGATAGCTAATTTAAAGTTAGCTAATCAAATGCTTAAGAAAAGAAGAAAAGAAAAAGCTAAGAGAGATTCACAAGCACAGCAAGCTAATATACAAGCACAAGCTGAAAGCAATGCTAAGTTAGCAGAACAAACTGCTATGGTTGAAACACAAAAGCAACAAGTACTTACTGAGCAGAAAATGCAACTTGAAAAAATGAAAGCAGATAACACGCTAGCTAAAATGGAAAGAGAAGCTCAGATAAAGCAACAGTTAATGGAGCAAGAGTTTCAATACAATATAAAGTTAGCACAAGCTAATAGTCAAGCTAAAGTTGAAGTAGAAAATAATAAAGAAGATCGTAAAGATCAAAGAACAAAAATACAGGCAACGCAACAGTCTGAGTTAATAGATCAAAGAAAAAATGATTTATTACCTAAAAACTTCGAGTCTGCTGGATTCGATAATGTTGGCGGTTTTGGTCTAGAGCAGTTTGAGCCTAGATAAAATTTTATATTAACTATTATATTATATTATGTCAGAAAATGTAAAACAGGAAGGCGAGTTTAAAGTTAAGAAGAAAACTGGTCGACCTAAAAAACTAGTTTCTGATGGTGACACTGTAAAAGTAGATCTGTCTAAGAAGCAAGAAGAAACACCTCAAGAAGAGGAAGTTACTAAAGTGGTTATTAAAGATGAGCAACCAGTTGAAGAGGTTGTTGAGATTAATATGCCAGAAAAAGAAGAAGAAAAAGCTGAAGAAGTACAAGAAGAAGCTCCAGTATTACAAGAAGTAGCAGAAGAAGAAACACCTGTTACTTATGAGCCAGAAGTTGAACAACCTAAGATTAACTTACCAGAGAACATCGAAAAGTTAGTTACGTTCATGAACGACACAAACGGTACTATAGAAGACTACGTTAGATTAAACGCAGACTACTCAAAAGCTGATAATGATACTTTAATTAGAGAGTATTATAAACATACTAAGCCACATCTTGAGTATGATGAAGTAGAGTTTTTATTAGACGATACTTTTTCTTATGATGAAGATATGGATGATGAGCGAACAATAAAAAAGAAAAAACTCGCTTATAAAGAAGAAGTTGCTAAAGCCAAAAACTTTTTGGAAACTACAAAGCAAAAATACTATGAAGAGATTAAATCTAGACCTGGTATTAATGCTGATGGCCAAAAAGCTATTGACTTTTTCAATAGATACAACGAAGAACAGAAAGTGGTTCAAAGCCAACATCAGAGGTTTCAGAACAATACTAAAAAGTTTTTCACTGATAATTTCAAAGGTTTTGATATTAAGGTCGGTGAAAAGAAGTTTAGATACGGAGTGAAGAATACTGACAATGTTGCTAAAGCCCAATCTGATCTAACCAATTTTATTGGGAAGTTCCTAGATGAAAAAGGTGAAGTACAAGATTACGCTGGTTATCACAAAGCAATCTTCGCTGCTGAAAACGTGGACACAATAGCACAACATTTCTATGAGCAAGGCAAAGCCGATGCTGTTAAAGATGTTATGGCTAAATCTAAAAACATTACTACAGACAAACCTAGAACAAGTCCGGGTGAAGTCTTTACTAATGGTATTAGGGTTCGAGCGATTAGTGGCGCTGATAGTTCTAAGTTAAAAATAAACACAACATATAAAAGTAAAACTTAAAACTAAGAAAAATGGGATTAGATATTTCCGCTGCTCCAGGTTTAAAGCCACATCAGAAGAAACAAGCGTTAGATACGAACTATCTTTCGTTTAACTCTTCTAGTACTGGCGCTGGGCAAAATATGAATAACTTCGCTCAACAATACTTACCAGAATTGTACGAAGCAGAAGTTGAGAGATTTGGTAACAGAACGTTACAAGGTTTCTTAAGAATGGTTGGTGCTGAAATGCCAATGACTGCTGACCAAGTAATTTGGTCTGAACAAAATAGATTACACATCTCTTATGACGGTTGTCAAATTAAAGATGGTACTTCAATCAATGTACCTCTTGAAGCTGACAAGCAATGTGCAATCAGAGTAGGACAAACAATTGTAGTTTCTGACGGTTTAAATACTGTTAAAGCTAGAGTTAGTGACGTAGGTTTAGCTGACGGTAATGACATCGCTGATGTTACTGTTGCTACTTACAAGCACGCTGATTTGATTACTGGAACAGGTTTAGCTGATGAACAAACTGCTATTAAGATATTTGTTTACGGTTCTGAATTTGATAAAGGTACTTCAGGTTATGATGTTGCTGCTAACGAAGCTACTTCAAAAGTTGTTTCTATTCAACCAGATTTTACACAATTTTCTAACAAGCCAATTATATTGAAAGATATGTTCCAAGTAAATGGATCAGATGCTTCACAAATTGGTTGGGTAGAAGTTGCTACTGAAGACGGAACTAATGGATACTTATGGTATTTAAAAGCTGAGTCTGAAACTAGATTAAGATTCGAGGACTACTTAGAAATGAGTTTAGTTGAAGCTGAGAAAAAAGGTGCTGGTGGAGCTCTTGAAGGAACTGAAGGTTTATTTGCTGCTATCGAAGATAGAGGTAATATCTTTAATGATTTCGCTGGTGCTGCTGCTCCTGGTTCAGGTGCAATGGCTGATTTTGACGCTATCCTTAAGCAATTAGACAAGCAAGGTGCTATTGAAGAAAACATGTTATTCTTGTCAAGAGGAACTGCTCTTGATTTTGATGATATGATCGCTGCAATGAACGGTGCTTATAATTCTACAGGTGCTGCTTCTTACGGGTTATTTAACAACGAAGAAGATATGGCGTTAAACTTTGGTTTCTCAGGGTTTAGAAGAGGATCTTATGATTTCTATAAAACTGACTGGAAATATCTTAACGATGCTTCTACAAGAGGTTTAACTGGAGACATTGATGGTGTATTAATTCCTGCTGGAACTTCTACAGTATACGATCAATTACTAGGATCTAACATCAGACGACCATTCTTACACGTAAGATATAGAGCTTCTGAAGCTGATGATAGAAGAATGAAAACTTGGGTTACTGGTTCAGTAGGCGGAGCTTATACTTCTTCTTTAGATGCAATGCAAGTTCATTTCTTATCTGAAAGATGTCTTTGTGTACAAGGTGCTAACAATTTCGTATTGTTCAAGTCAACTGTATAATTTATTAACATCTTTAAATTTAAGAAAATGGGATATATAAAGTTAAGAAAAGCTGGTGGATCTGTTGATCTAATTCCAGCTGACAACATCGTTTATGTTAAAGGAACAGAAGGTGGTGCTGAAACTGGCGCTGGTAACTTAGATGGAACTGCTCCATTTGTAGTGATCGTACAAGGATTTGCTACTAACGATTCTGATAAACTAGCTGCTAACAAAGTAATCGTAGGCCCAGCAACTGGGGACGTTGCGACTACTAAGTGTGCAAAGTTTATGCAAGATGCTGTTAATACTGCAATCATCAAAGCTGCTTCACAATTGGAGCCAGTTGAAGTTGATTTTGCTCTATTATTAACAGATGCTAATTACACTGGAACAGATACCTTGGTAACAAGCGCTGCTCCTGTACTTTACGACGTAACACCGTAAGTACAAACAATTATAAGATCCCGCTTCGGCGGGGTCTTTATTAATTATTATTATATTATATCATGGAAAAAGAAAAAGTAAAAAAGCCTGCAGCTAAGAAAGTTGTAGAAAAACCAGCTGCTATAAAACCAGACTGGGAAATAAAAGATAGATATTATCATTTACTATATGATAAATCACCGCTGACGTTTAGAATTAATTCTAAGCATACAGCTAAAAAACCTTTAATGTATTTTGATGAAGCAAAAGGTTTTAATAGAGAACTAAGGTACGCTACTAACATGAACACACCATTTGTTGATGAGCAAGTAGGTCAAGCAACTTTAGGTCATATTGTTTTTGAAAATGGTGTACTAATGGTACCAAAATCAGATTTAGCTTTACAAAAGCTTTTATCATTGTATCACCCAAACAGAAATAAACTTTATAAAGAAAAAGACGAAGAGCAAGAAGCTATTAGTGATCTTGATTATTTAGAAGTTGAAGTAGAAGCTTTGAACATGGCTATGAACATGGAAGTTGATATGGCAGAAGCTATATTAAGAGTTGAGTTAGGTTCTAAAGTATCTAAGATGAGTTCTAAGGAACTTAAAAGAGATTTAATGTTGTTTGCTAGAAACAACCCATATAATTTCTTAGAATTAGCTAATGATGACAATGTACAATTAAGAAACTTCGGTATTAACGCAGTTGAAATGGGTATTATTGATTTGTCAAGCGATCAAAGAACATTTACTTGGGGAACAACTGGCAGGAAATTAATGAATGTACCTTTTGATGAAAATCCATACTCAGCATTAGCTGCATGGTTTAAAACTGACGAAGGTGTTGAAGTTTACAGATCTGTCGAGAAAAAGTTAAAATAACAAGTGATTATAATCATTAGGGGCTGGGTTTGCTAGCCCCTTTTTTAAAATATTTAACATGGCAATAAACGTAGATGATGTTTACAAAACTGTACTACTTATACTAAATAAAGAACAAAGAGGTTATATGACGCCTGATGAGTTTAATAAAATAGGTAGTCAAGTTCAAAGAGAAATATTTGAGGCTTACTTTGAAGACTTAAATCAACAACTGCGTGTACCTGAAAGCGATGAAGATTACGCTAGCAGAGTAGCCATAACAGATGAGAAAATAGCAGAGTTCAAAACATTTAGTTCTGCTACTCATGCTCAAAAAGGGCAATTTACATTACCTAGTAATTTATATAGACTAGGTACTGTTACATTTGAAGACACTCAAGAGTTACCTATAGAAATACAAAGAGTAACTAGAGGTCAATACTACAACATAATCAGATCACCGCTTACTGCTCCAAGTAAAGCGCTTCCAATATACTTATACGAGAATAACACAATACAGATTTATCCTCAGGAAATACAAAACAAAGTAAATGTAGATTACTTACATAAGCCAGCTGATATACGTTGGGGCTATTATGAAGGAACTTTAGGTCAATACTTGTATGATAGTAGAGTATATGATACTGGTTCACTTAGAATATTAAATGCACTTTTACCAAATGCTTATGGCCAACAAATAACAGCAGGCACTTATGAAGGTGTTGCTGTAACAACTAGTTCACAAGGTACTGGTGCTAAATTAGATATGGTAGTAACAGGTTCTGGTACAGTAACACTATCTGCATCAAATGTTACGTTTTCAGTATCTGAAAGTGATGAGAGTAAAGGTTATGCTGCTACTAATACAATAACAATACCTGCTGGTGCAGTAGGTTCATTAAACAGTAGTATTGTATTTACATTAGCTCAAGATGATTTAATACCTGATACTACTCAAGGTCATATCGCATTTACATTACATAACTCAGAGTTTGCAGAAGTAGTATTAAAAGTATTACTATATGCTGGTGTAGTTATAAGAGATCCACAAGTTGTACAAGTAGCTGCACAACAAGTTAAGCAACAAGAAATAAACGAAAAATCATAATAAATGGGATTAATTACAGAAACTAATGCGCAGTATTATTCAGGTCAACAAACATTTAATGGTGATGGATCTACAGATACTTTTCTTTGTACGTTTAATACAGACTTAACAGACATCAACTTTACTGTAACTTTAGACGGAGTAGCTACAACTGCTTTTGTTAGAACTAAAAATCAATTAGTATTTAACGCTGCACCTGGTAACAATGTTATTATTCAAGTTACTTTAGACATTGTTGATATAGAAGATAATTATGGTAGTTACGAGTATATAAAACTAAATGAAGTAATAAATAACTTTTTAGTTGCGTATGTTGGTGCAGGTAAATTAATACCAAGCGTAAAGAGAACTGATGTTATATTTCATGCAAGAAGAGGTTTACAAGAGTTTAGTTACGACACATTAAAAAGTATTAACGGTATAGAGTTTGAAGTACCACCATCACTTGGTTTTCCAATACCACAAGATTATGTAAACTATGTTAAGTGTTCTTGGATCGATGATGCAGGTGCAAAACATATTTTATATCCAACTGCTGTTACTATAAGACCTACATCAGTTCCTGTACAGGATTATCCAACTGGCACACCAGTACAAGATCAAACAGGTCAAAACGTAGAGTCAAGTCAGTCAATAACAGGTGAAAGATGGGACGATAGATCATTAAGTACAAACAACCAACCTAGTGATTACAGAGAGCCAAGGTTAGGCAATAGACTTGGTAGAAGATATGGTTTAGAGCCATCAGAAGCTCAAGTAAACGGTAACTTTGTTATAGACAATAGAGAAGGTAAGTTTGTATTCTCAAGTGAGATAGTTGGTAAAATAGTAGTATTAGAATATGTTACAGATGGTTTAGCTTACGATGCTGATATGAAGCTACCTAAGATGGCGGAAGAAGCAATGTATATGCACATAGCTTATAGTATATTAGCTGGTAGAGCAAATGTACCAGAATATTTAGTACAAAGATTTAAGAAAGACAGAAGAGCTGCGCTACGTAATGCTAAATTAAGATTAAGCAATATTAAGATAGAAGAGACCGCACAAGTGATGAGAAACAAATCTAAATGGATTAAACATTAAGTATGGCTGAAATAAAGAATACGTTTTTAAAGTCTAAGATGAATAAAGACTTAGACTCTAGACTCGTACCTAATGGCGAATATAGAGATGCACAAAATGTAAGTGTAAGTAAGTCAGAAGGTGCAGATGTTGGTGCTCTTGAAAATATACTAGGTAATAATATAATTACTAGCCTTAGAAACAGTATTAGAGCGCTAGAAGCTGAAAAGCTAGAAAGTTATTATAATGGTGCTACAGTTAGATCAAACGAACTTTCAACTAAACAACTAGATATTATAGGTTATTATTCTGCAGTATCTATAGATAAAATATTTTTGTTTTTAACTGATTATGTAGATACATCTAATGATAGATTATCTAATTTTGCTTCAGCAGACGTAGCGGTTAACAGCTCAGGATCTGAGTCAGGTTGGGCTTTTAAATACAAAGGAGCTATGTGTTATATAGTTCAAGTTGATTTAAATACAGAAGCTATGACTGTTTTAGTTGGAGGTAATTGGTTAAACTTTTCTAAAACACATCCAATAATAAATGTAAACTTACTTGAAAACTTACTTTTCTTTACAGACAATAGAAACCAACCAAGAAAAATAAATATTGATTTAGCATCAGGTTCTTCAAACGATAATGGTAGTTGGTCAGCTTGGTCAGGTACACCAGCTACTAATCCTTACTACTTTAATGAAGATCATATTTCAGTAGCTAAGTTCGCTCCATATAATAGTATATCGTTTCTAGATAACAGCTTCAACAGCACGCTAATATCAAACTCAGAACAATACCTACCTTTTCACATCGTAACAAGAGTATCAACTAATGTAACTAGTTTAGGCCAAGCTGTAATCAACATACCGGGTAACTATGTTATAACAGGTAACAATAGAGATATAAAAGCAAAAGATAAGTTAGAAATATTTCAAGATGAAGAAACTTATAAGTATACTATAGATTCAGTAGCACAAAACGTTACAAATACTGAAATTACATTGTCAGCTAATTTAAATGCTAGTCCTAATAGTAGTATTGCAGCTATAAACTCTGGTACTGATCTAATAAAAATAGCAAGATTAAATCCAGATTACGATACAGCATATAAAGGTGATATAAACTTATTAAAAGATAAATTTCCTAAGTTTAGCTATAGATTTAAGTATGACGATGATGAGTATTCGCTTATGGCACCATTTAGCCAAGCTGCATTTGTTCCTGAGCAATTTGGTTATTTCATGCATAATGATGAAGATCAAGTTAAAAAAATAGGTACAGTTCCATTTATGGAAAACAGAGTAGATCAAATCAAGCTACAAATAGAATTACCTATAAAAGGAGGTAATCTTGAAAACGATTTAAAAATAAAAGAATTACAAGTATTAGTTAAAAACTCTGATGAGTTAGCTGTAAGAGTAATAGAAGATATAGACGTAGCTAGAATATCTAGTGCATCTAATAATTCTACTTTGTATGAGTATGATTATCTAGCAAGTAGAGCAATAAGAGCTTTACCTGAAGCTGATTTAGTAAGGGTACATGACAAAATACCTGTTAGAGCTTTAACACAAGAAGTTATAAGTAATAGAGTTGTATACGCTAATTATTTAGATAAGCATACTTCACCTGAGCTTTTAAATTATGATATTAATGTAGTTGATAAGCCAATATCTAATAATGTAGTTAGTGGTGTACCTTTAAACATTACAGCAAGAGAATTACCTAATCATAGTTTAAAACAAAATAGAAGCTATCAAGTAGGTATTGTGTTACTAGACAGGTATGGTAGATCATCTAATGTTGTATTAAATGATCCAGACAAACTAGGTTTTCAAAAGAACTCTACAATATATAGTAGTTTTAAAAGTGAAGATAATTTTGCTTCTACACAATATTTTGGTGAACAGTTAGAGTTTACATTAAGAACACCAGTACCAAACGATTCAACTAGACCTAATTATCCAGGTTTATATTCAGAGATTAATCCACTTGGATGGTATAGTTATAGAATAGTTGTTAAGCAGCAAGAGCAAGAATATTACAATGTATATCTACCTGGTGCATTAGCTGGTGATTTGGTATGGGATGTTAAACAACAAAACGATCCTGCATCTGCAGCTAGCAGAAATGATAGATTACCTTCATTTGTAAATACTAGTGAAATATCATTACTTAACTTATTTGGTGATAACATAAATAAAATACCTAGAGATTTTACTAACGCTTCTGATAATGATCAAACTTTTAGTGTAAATACATTATTATTTAACAGAGTAAATAATAGAGATGCAGAAGCCACGCAGCCTTTTCACAACTCACAAGGTGAAACTACGGCTAAGCCACTTACTGTTGTTTCTGTAAAGCCATATAGAGATTTAGGTGCTTGGACAAAAACTAAAGGTCAGTTATTTCCAGGTCAAACAGTTGATAGTAATACACAAGACTCACCTCAACCTTGGCATCCTTATGTTCCAAACGGTACTCAATATGATTTTCATGATATATTTTACAATGCACAGTCAAATCCTTTAATAGCTAAAATAAATACACAGAAACAAATAGGTGCAACACCTAGTTATGGTAGTAAAGCAGGTATTGAAAACTCATGGGCAGATCTATCAGTGTTTGAAACAAATCCAGTTAAGTCTGCTATAGATGTATTTTGGGAAAGTTCAACTGCTGGTTTAATAACAGATTTTAATTTAGCTGCAGAAGATGCAGTACCTGCAGGTATTAAAGATACTTTGAATAATCAAACTGTATTAGGTCAAAACATACAGTATATTCATACTGAGGCTATGGCTGCAACAACTTCTAATAGGATAGATGTTACAACAAACCTATTTTTAACAGATGGTTCAGGTGGTACAATATCTACAGCTTTTACAGCTAACTTAGTCAATGTACTTGATGGTAGTGGTAATAGTGTTTTAGGTGACTTTCATTTAGTACAACCAAATGCTAATACATTTAAAATTCAAGTTCAAAGAACTATGGTATATGACTTTGGTTCTCCTACAAGCAATAGTTATACTTTTAATTTGACATTTACAGATACATCAGGTAATAACTTTTGGACAGGTGCTTTTCCAATTTCATTATTTAATATGAGGATGCAAAACATAGCTCCTTCATTTATTAATCAGCCACCTCAAACTGTAACTATTACAGGTAGTTCAGGTTTTCAAGGTACTGCAATATATCAAGCAGATATTCAAAACGGAACTGCAAGTACTGATCAAATAGAAAAGTTAAGTGGATTAAGATTAAATATAAAATCTTGCGTGAGAACAGACACGGGTCAAGAAGGTAATTTCTTTAAGTTGAGTCCTGGTTATGCTAATCCTGCTTACTTTTCAAATGCTGCAGGTATATTAGAAATAGGAGATGACATGCCGCAAATTACAAATCAAGGTGGTGGTTTACCAGGTAACAATAATTTAAATTCTACTGCTGTGCAAGTTACTTTGGAGCTTACTGATGCTGCTCAAGGTCCTATAGTACCACCTAACAGTCCAAATGCTCGTACACCAGGAACTAACAATGGTATAACAGTTCAACCTACGTATCCTATAACTTATACAATATACCATCCGTAAGTATTAAAATAAATAAGTAATAATAAATTATGGCTATTAGTGTAAAGTATTTTAACTCTTTTATATTAAAGAAGACTGTTGTAAAAGAAACAAACACTCAAGATCCTGCTAATCATCAACCTGTGTTTACTGGACTGCCTTGGAACCCAACTGATTATCCAGCTATGATAACCAGTACTCAAGCACTTAAAGGTAGAGCTAGATATACTAATAACGCGGTGTTAAACAAAGATAACTGGATAGTTGAAGAAGCTAGAATTAGAGGTGATTTTAATGGTACAGATGTAGGCTATAGCCCAAGAGCTTATTTAAGAGAAGAGATTAGTATAGGTAAAGTTAAAACAAATGCACTTATATATTCAGGTGTATTTAATTCACTTACTGGTTTAAATGAAACAAATGTATTTTCTGTTGGTGAAACAATTACTAAAGCTACAGATCCAATATACGGTAGTATACAAAAGATACATGCATTAGATACTAACTTAGCTATATTTCAAGAGAATAAAGTTAGTTCAGCATTAATAGACAAAGATGCAATATACAATGCTCAAGGCGGTGGACAATTAACAACTAGCAATATGGTTATTGGGCAAATAACACCTTACGCTGGTGACTATGGTATAAGTACTAGTCCTGAAAGCTTTGCATACTTTGGATATAGAAGATATTTTGTAGATCAGTTTAGAAACTCAGTTATGAGGTTATCTCAAGATGGTTTAACACCTATATCTGAGTATGGTATGAAAGACTTTTTTAGAGACAAACTAAGTGAAATAAATAATAATTTTTACTTTCAACAGTTTGAGTGTAATGTTTCAAGTACAAGTTCTTCTACTGTTAGAATAACTAGTAATCTCGATAAAATAGAAAAAGGTGCTACTGTTTTAATACCTCAAGCAAGTGGTGGTGATATATCAGCTATAATTTTAGGTTTCTTTGGAAATAATAGCGGTGAATTTTTAGATCTTTATACTGATCAAAATACAGGTTCAATAGCTTCAGGAGCTAAAGTTACTGTATCAAAACAAGTTAAAGATAAGATATTAGGTGGTTATGATAATTATAGTGATAATTATACATTGTCATTACAGAAGTCTACAAACTTTACTTCAACAACTACAGCACAAACTAATTTAACAGACTTCTATACTTTAACTTTTGATGAAGGACCAAAAGGTTGGGTGAGCTTTTTTACTTACAAACCTGACTGGATGTTTAGTTTAAAAAATAAGTTTTTCACTGTTAATGAAGGTGAAACATATCAGCATTATATAAATGAAAACAGAAACACTTTTTATGGTATATCTAGCGAGTCTAATATATCAATGGTGTTTAACGTACAACCTAGTGTTGTAAAGAATTTTAAAACTATAAACTATGAAGGTAGTTCTGGTTGGCAAGTAACAAGCGCGATAAGTAATGGTGCTAGTGAATTACAAGATGAAGCTAAACCAATAAGAAGCTACAAAGAAGGTTTATACACTGAAAATGGTATACCTTACAGGTTAGGTTTTAATAGAAAAGAAAATAAATATTTTGCTACCATAGTAGATAACTCTGCTATAAAACCTGGTGAAGTTCTGTTTGGATCAGCGACTACAGGTATTAAGGGATTTTTAGCAAAAGTAACATTATCAACAGACACAACTACAGATGTAGGCGGCTCAAAAGAATTATTTGCTGTATCATCTGAATTTGTATTATCATCAAAATAAAATCATGGGTGAATTTTTAAGTAGCATAGGAGAGGCATTTGGCAACTTAGACGGAGCAGATAAAACAGCATTGGTAACTAATGCTTTAAAAATAGCGCCAGCTATTATAGGTTTTAATCAAGCTAGTAAAGCTAAAAATGCTCAGAAAGATTATCTTGACGACATTAAAAAGATACAGGAGAACAGACAAAAAATAGTTAATCCGTATGCTAATGTAACTAATCCGTTTGAAAATATGCAAGTAGCTACTGCAGCTGCTGAGATGCAAGCAGAACAAGCTGATTTATCACTTGCCAATACACTTGATGCTATGAGAGAAACTGGTATGGGTGCTGGTGGTGCTACTGCACTTGCACAAGCTGCGTTAAAGTCTAAGCAAGGTATTTCTGCTGATATACAAAAACAAGAAGCTAAAAACGCTCAACTAAGAGCTCAAGGACAACAACAAGCAGAACAATTACAAGGTAGAGGTGCTGCAATACAAATGCAACTACAAGAACAAAGAGACAATGCTGATCTTGATCGTTTACAGTCTATGGCTACTATTGAAGGTAACAGACGTGTTGGCGGTGTTGCTGGCGGTACAGCTTCATTAAGCTCTATGATAGGAGGTATGGCTAACGTATTTATGAACCCAGAAGCTACAGACTTTACTAGTAATGATGGCAGCGGCGGTGGCGGTAGTGTTGATAAACCTATAGGTATGCCGCCAGCTGGTATGAATAATCCGCAGTGGATAAATGGTAAATGGGAAGATATTTAAAAAATAAATTATGGCAAAAGAAGATTTAGATTTATTTAAGTACGAACAAGGCAATAGAACACCTAGAGCTAGAGCATATACTAATCCTCAATCAAGTGATACAGGCTTTTTTAATCCTGCTGGTATTATATTAGCTGGTATTGAAGGTGCTGAAACAGCTATAAGTGATAGACGTAGTGAAGTAAAAGAAATAGAGAACGCTGCTATTATAAGAAGGCAAGATATGATCGACAGTGTCATGGATACTGATAGTATGCAAGATATAACAGCTATAGATTCAATACAGAAAGAGTTAATGCAAAAAGCTGAAGAATTATATCTATTAGATATTAAAACATCAGAGGGTGACAGAAGTGAGTTCTTGAAAAAACAAAAAGATTTACAAAGAATTATTGGTGTTATACCTGCTGTAATGGGATTAATCGATGCAGAAGGTACTACATTAAAAGAAAATGAAGATAGCGGTAACTTAGATAAGTTAATGCTTAGAAGTAATGATAAAGATTATGTAGACTTTGTTAGAGCTGCTAGTAAAGGTGGAAAAGGTATTTCATTTAAAATAAACGGTGGTAACTTAGTTGCTCAGTTAAATGGTAGAGACTTATTTAATGCTGGTAATTATGTAAAAGCTAAAGAAAAAGGTTTTGATCTAGTTAATTTTGCAGGTAACTACGATAAGCAATTAGGTGAGTCAGATAAAAAAGCTTACAATGGTTTAGATAAGCTAGTTACTAAAAGTATTATACAAAGTGTTAAAAACGGTACTAAACTAAATGAAACTCAAAGTAAAAACTATACTAAAGCTAAAGCTGAATATGAAAAAAGACTTAGAAGCGGTGATATAGCTTTACCTGTTAATGAGTCAACTTATCAAATGTTTACTGGTTACGGTTTAAATAGTGATGCATATAATGGTACACCTGCTCAAGTACAGGAAACAAAAGAAGCTTTAATTAAGTACATGATAGAACAAAGGTTTCCAACTGATGTTGAGGTTATGCAGTTTAAAAGTTCACCTTTAGATAAAAAAGGTGATGGCGGTGGTAGTGGTAGTGACAACAATGATGGCATACCTCAAAACTATGTACTTGATTTAAATAAAAAAATAGCTACAGCTGCACTTGCTAACACTGTTAATACTAATGCACTTAAAACTATAGTTCAAGAAGAATTAGCTGGTACTAAAATAAATGTTGACGATGTTGTTTTAGATGGCAACAACTTAGTTATTAAAAATAGTGGCACTGAAGAGGAAATGATATTCACCAAAGAACAAGCTGACGCAATAAACAACTATGTAATGGAAAATGCAATGCCTGATCAAAAAGCTGTAATAATAGGTGATGATGGTAGAATAGTATCTAAAGATGGCTTTGAGTTCTTTAGCACTGATCCTAAAGCAAAAGAAGCTGGTATTAATTTTGTTCCAAGTAAAGTAGTTAGAAAAGCTGGTAAAGATATAACAATAAAAAATATCAATACAACTAGTGGTATTAAGCAACTTGAAAACGTACTTGTAAGAAATAGATTTAGTGATGCTACTAGTAAAAATCCAGCATTAAGCACTGTAGATGCATTACAACAAGGTAATCAAAACTACGCTGATGCTATAAGAGAACAACAAAGATTAAAAGCTGAAGCTGATAAAAAATACAAACAAGAGCAAGCTATGATACCTGGACTCAAATCATCAAGAGTAAGTATGACAAAAGGTATGGATCCAGATGAAAGAAAAACGATGCTAAATGGTTTTATGAAAACACCAGAATACATTGAGTATCAAAAAAGAGCTAGATCAAAAGGTTCTTTTAATAAATCAACTCCGTCAGCTAGAGAGTATGAGTTTACTTATGAAAGAGCATTTACAAACTATATATCTGATTATTTCAAGATGAAAGATCTGCTACCAGGTCAGCAAGTAACTTTATCTGATGGTAGAATAGTTACTAAAGGAGCACCAGAAGAAACAACTGAAGATTAAATTATATGGAACAATTACCACCAGGAATTACTGTTGTTGGCAATGTTAACGATGGTAACAATGTTAATGAGCCAAATGCAAATGAAATTAAAAAAGACGGAACTGTCGTTGATGCAATTGAGTTATTAGATGGTATTAGTGTTATAGGTAATGTAGGTGATGAAGAGCCTGTAGAATTACCAGATGCTGAGGTAGATCCTATATATAAGTCAGACATCGACATAAGATCATTTTTTGACAATGACGGTAAAACTAGACAAGAAAAAGACTTTTCATACTTTAATAAAGACTTTAATAAGTTAGATGAAGAAATAGGTGGTATATTTGGTAACTTAGAAGAAACTGTTACATCTGACTTAAATAGGAAGTTTAAGAAGTATGGTTTTGTATTTGAAGAGTCAGGTATTGGTACTGATGAAGTATTTATTAGATCAACAGTAGATCCAAACATAAAGAAGACTGTATCGCTTTCAGATCCAAATGAAGGTATGTCTTTGATTAAAAATTTCATAGATAAAAATAAACGTGAGTCAGCTGTATTCACAGAAGATGTAGATACTAAAATAGAAATAACAGACGACTATATACAAGACCTGTTAAAAGCTACAGCTGAAAAAGACACAGGCAAGCAACAAAGTATATTACAAGGTATTAGTCGTATGATATATGCTTCTGAAGGTGTTAGCTATGATGAAATAAAAAACATTGAAGAAAGAGGTAAGCACGTTGACGAAGAAATAAGTTTTATAGAGCAAAACCTTGTGTCAGATGAAGGTCTTAGAACTGCATTTTTCTTAGGTCCTGATGCTGCTGCACCTGACAGTTATACTACAAATTACGTACCAACAAAAGAAGACATAGAAAAATATCCTGATTTATTTGATGAAAAAGGTGATTTAAAAGTTACGCCATATTCATATATGAGTAAGCTTAAAACAGAAAATGAAAATAATGCTGAAATAACTACCTCTGAGTTTGTATATGATTTAAAACAAAAAGAAAAGAATTTATTTGATCGGTTTAAAAATGCGCAGATAACTACAATATCTGATAGTATGAAAGATATTGCCAAAGTATCTGCATATACTAATAATAAATTTAAAGAGATTACAGGTTATGATGTTTCAGACTGGAGAAAAGCTAATGATGATATAGAAGAGCAAGTAGAAGGTTTTGATTTTGCACTTAAGCAAATAACTAATGGTACTGGTTTAGCTGATATAGCAGAATATAAAACAACTGATCCAAATGAGCAAAACCAAATAAACGAAATACTAGAAGGTTATAATGCATATTACCAACAAACTGTAGAACCTATCAACAATGTATATATGAACTACAAGCTTCTTGGTGATAAACAAAAGCAAGTAGCTAGTTTAGGTAATACATTGCAAGCTATGTTAAACTTCGATAACTTATACAAAATAAGAGGTGTATATGAAGAAGGTAAAGGCTTGAGTGTATGGAACAACGTTAAAAAAGGTTGGAGCCAAGGTGTTATGAACGCTGAGTTAATGAAAATACATTTTGGTATAAATGATATTAACGATGAAGAAGAGTTAGCTACGGCTGCTAAAAGAGTTGCTGAAGAAGGTGCATATCAACAAGGTATACTAACTTCTGAAGTATGGGAGCGTTATCAAGCTGCTGGAACCGTGCAAGAACAGTTATCATTATTAAGACAAGACCCAGGTGAAGTATTACTTAGTTTATTTGGTAATTCTATGTCTATGTTTCTTAGAACAGGATCAAACTTAATATTACCTATTATTGGTACTGGTTTGGCAACAGGTGCTATTGCTGGTGGTGTTCCAACTGGTGGTGTTGGTATAATACCAGGTGCTTTATCTAGTTTAGCATATACACTTCCAACTTGGCAAGGTATGACTGCTTATGCAATGGAAATGGGTAGTGCATACTCAGAGACTTTAACTAAAATGGGATATGACATAGCAAATGAAGGATCTGTTATGGAAGGTTTACGTAACCCAGAAGTTGTAAAAGAAGCAAGTCGTAAAGGTAATTCAAGAGGTATACCTATAGCAATTACATCATTTATAGGTGGTAGAGTTGCAGGCGGTTTAGTAAGTCCAATATCAAGTACAGCTAAACAATTAGGTACTACACTTTTTACAGGTTTAACATTAGAACCAGTATTTGAAGCAGGTGGTGAAACTATAGCTCAGTTATTAGATGAAGGCAAATTAATACCAACTGAAATATTAAATGAAGCTATAGGTGGTATGCCAGGCGCTGGGACTAATATAAGCGCTGCTTGGGCTCAGAAAACATTATTTCAAACACAAACTAAATTAGCTAAAGATTTATTAAATTTAAATCAGTTATCTAAACAAAACTACTCATATACTGATATAGACGCGTTCTCTAACCGTTTATATAAAAATGGTAAGATAACATTAGATACTAGAGAAAAGCTCTTAGAAAACGCTAGAATAAACGATCAAGCTAATTCATTAATGCGTAAGTCACCTAAGTTTGTAAAAGGTAAAGGTGCAGCTAGAATACGTATGGCAGAATTACTTGAGCATAAAAAAGTAGTTGAAGCTATATTAGAAGATGCTGTAGGTAAAGAAAAGTCTAATGTTAAAAAACAGTTAGATGAGATAAATTCTGAGATCAACACTATGTCTAAGACAGGTAAAGTTGATGTAAATTCTAAAACTAAAACATTAGGTGATTTAGCTAGTCTATATAAAAGAAACTTATCAGCTGGTGTTAACTTTATAAATAGAAAGTTAAAAAAAGAAGGTTATCAGTTTGTCGATGCTAACAAAGAAAACATACAGCAAATAAAAGATACTAATCCAGATCTATTTAAAATAATAAATAAATTTAAAGACTCGTCTGGTTTCATAACGCCTGAAGTAAACGGTACTAAATACTTAGTTGTAAATTCTGATACTTTAGGTAATTCCTATACTACGGCTATATTAAACGGTGATACATCAGGTTTTTCTACATTATCACACGAAATACTTCATGCTGTATTAGATGAAGCTTTTACAGAGACAGAGGTAAATCAAATAGGTCAAGAACTTGAAACTTTTTTACAAGACGATGCTAATACAGAATTAACTACTGAAGCTAAAAGCAGAATAGCAGAAAGGTTAGCAGCTTATGAAGAGCGTTATGGTGGTAAAGATAAAAGATATTATCAAGAGGTATTTACTACAATAAGTGATGAAATACAAAAAGAAAATATTACTTACAATAGAAAACAAGATGGTTTTTTCACTAAAATTAAAAACTTAATAAATCAATTTATTGATAAAAACAAAAATGTTTTTGATGAAGTAGTATCTGCTAATATGAAGATACAAACGCCTGAGCAAGCTTTTAACTTTATAAAAGATTATAATAAAGTATTCAATGAAGACTACAGGCAAAGTAGAAGAAAGCAAAACCAACCTATTGCTAAGGCTAGAAAAGAAATAACATCTATAGCTAGTAAACCAGATCTTAAAATGAGCTTTGTAACTAGACAAGAGTTATCTAATGCTAAAAACTTAGATAATGTAGTAAAGAAGAACAATGAGATTAAAGAAGAGTTTAAAGAGCTAAAGAAACTTATTAATTGCTTATGGAAGTAGATAACAACTTAGAAGAATTTGTAATACAAGAAAAAAGACACAGGGAAGTTATACGTGCTATAAAAAGCATAATGGAAGACATGCCTGAGACTAAAATAGACTTGTCTGCTTTAGATAATCTAAAAGACTCTATTACAGCTGTATTAAGTAAAAATACTGAGCCAGTAAGTGATCTTAAACTAGTACAATCTATACAAGATTTGGGCCTTAAAATAGAAGAAAATATTAATAGCTTGAAAGAGCTTATCATAGAGCAAAACAAACCAAAGGAATATTCATTTGACATCGAAAGAAGTAAGGCCAACAATTTTATTAAAAAAGTAAATGTAATAGTTAAATAATGGCCACAATAACAAGTACCTCAACTAGGATAACAATTAGCGGCGACTATAAAGGTTTTACAGGTGATACCGGAAGTACTACAACTGTAATTCAATATAAGTCAGGAAATGCTCCAGCGAGTGGAGATGCAGGAAGGTTTTTATTATGGAGAAATACTGCAGTTACTAATAACTGGGAAGTTAGGTTTATTGAGTCTGCTACAAGTAGCACTGTTACTGTTACTGATGGTGGTTTTAGTTCTGCTCCACCAAATAATGCTATTTTTAAAATATCAACAAACTTAGAAGATGTTTATAGTGCTCTTAGTAGTGTTGTTACTAAAACACAAAATAGTTATGGATTTCCTAGTAGGGACTTTGAATTAACTAGTGGAGCTTTTTTAGCTGATGTAAACAAAAACTTATCAACTGAAAATACTGTAACAGCTTCAGGTGGTACTTATATTAATGCTTATCCTCTTGAAGATAATTGTGTAATTCAATTTGGAAGACTTGTAGGAGGTGAAGGTAATAATTCCGTTGAGACAATAGGTGGTTGTAGTTTAACTTTTGGATCAAGTCAAAACTGTCTACTATTTAATTCAGACAATGAATATAGGTCTGCAGGACCTGTAATAAATTTTTATGGATGTTTAATTGAAGGTTTTCCTAAAACAACAAGTCAAAACTTGCCTGCTCAATTGTTTATCAGAGGTGTTAGTGCTACTAGATACATAGGTTGTATTTCAGACGGAGCTTTAGGTGGACGTCTTTATTCTACAGCTTCAGAACTTGTTGATACTAGATTTAGTGGTAATTTATCAGGTGTCAACGCTTTCTCACTTGGAGCTAGCCTTACAAGACCAATTAACAATGTTTTCTTTTTTCAAAATGATACTGCTGTAAAAGCGTTTGCAGGTTTTCAAGGTACTTTTACTAATACAACTTTTGCAGATTCAAACACAAATATTATTAATTCAGCTAGTGCATCTTCTTCCTTGTTATTTACTTTTATTGATTGCACGACTTTCGCTGACAGTAAAATAACAGATACAATAGGAAAATATAAACAAGCTAAATCTATAAAATATACAATAACTGATTCTAGCGGTACAGGATTAACAGGTGCTAAGGTTGCTGTTTATGATAATACTGGAGCTATTCAAGATGCAATTAAAAATAGTT